TTAAGCGCGGCGGCGAAAACCCAAAGCAACTAGAGAGCTCGGATATACAGCCGTATATACCAAGCGAGCTGGAACGCCTAGTTGCCAGACTTGCCAGTCAAGACTTGATCGTGCGCGACGAGGAAACGCGCCGCGATAAAATCAAGAAGGCGCAGGACGCGTGGGAGCGTGCCGTGCCAATCACACGCGAAAACCTAGACGCGGTAAAGCCTGCGCTTCTTTACCTTAACTCACGCGGCCTTAGAGCGAGTGCAGCGGTCAACGTGGCTAAGTTTAGCCCAAACGCATACGACGGGCCGGCTATTATTTTCCCAGCGCTTAACGAGGCCGGAGAGGTGCAGGGCGTCCAGCAGGTATTATTAACGCCAGAGGGAAAGAAGCGCGAGGTCAATGGGATCTCGAAATACTCGCGGGGCGTCATTGCAAACAACGTTATGCGCATTGGCAACGAGCACGACGGCGGCGCGATTATCATTTGCGAGGGGCCAGAAGATGCGCTTAGTATACGCCAAGCCGTGACGGGAAACGCGGACGCAACCATCATCTGCACGTTCGGCAAGGCGGGTATGGCGACGTACACGCCGCCACGCGCGTCAGACGTCACCGTCTGCGCAGATCCCGACCTAGACGTGCACAAGTGTGTGGACGTGCTAAAGGGAGACGGCAGCACGCAGGTGCACGTCGTGCGCTTTGATCTGCTTGACCAAGAAAACGTCAAGGACGCGAACGACTACCTGCGCGAGGCCGGTGAGGCTAAGCTGCGGGAGGCGCTCGCAACCGCGCAGCCATACGCCGTCATGGCGGAGCAGGAAAAGCAAAGCACCCGCCAGTGGCCAACGGAGTTCGAGATCATCGACCCGTCGCTCATACCGCGTCGCCGCTGGGTGTACGGCAAACACTACATCCGCGGATACGTCAGCGTGTTGGCGTCGCAGGGGGGCATCGGTAAGACGTCCATGCAGATGGTGGAGGCCATATCGATTGCCATCGGGCGCGCGCTACTTGGCGAGGAGGTGCACGAGCAGTGCAACGTCTGGGTTATCAACGGCGAAGACCCGCTGGAGGAAATGCAGCGCCGGTTCGCCGCGATCATCTTGCATTACGGGATCAAGCCAGAAGAAATCAAAGGGCGCCTGTTCCTAGACGCCGGACGTGAGCTCATGATCCAGTTCGCAAAGCAGACGCGTGACGGCATCCTGACGGACGAAGACATGCTGCAGTACATGGTCGACATGATAAAGAAAAACAAAATAGGCTTGGTCATCATTGACCCGTGGGTCAGCTTTAACGACATCAACGAAAACGACAACGTCGCAATGAACGCCGCAGTGTCCGCGGCTCGCTGGGTCGCAGACCAGACCGACGCCGCAGTCGTTCTCACGCACCACATCCGCAAGACAAACGGCGAAGACGCAACTATCGACAGCGTCCGCGGCGCGGGATCTCTGATCGGTGCAGCACGTGCGGCGCGCGTCATCAACAAGGTCAGCCAAGAAGACGCGTTAAAGCTCGGCGTGAACGAGCAGGAAAGCCTCGGCATATTCCGCGTCGACGATGGCAAGGCGAACCTCGCACCGCCGGCGGCGAAGGCCGTGTACAGGCGCATGCACGGGGTGGAGCTGCCAAACGGCGAATACGTAGGCGTATGCGTGCCGTTCAAAATGCCTGACCTGTTCGACGGTGTCAGCGCCAAGGACGCACAGGCCGTGCAGCGCCTGATCGGGCAGGCCGCCGAGCGTCAGGAGCCGTACCGCCTAGACGCGCGGGCGAACCACTGGGCCGGCAAGTGCGTCGCCGTGCAGCTCGACCTCGACATGGACAAGAAGCACGAGAAGGCGAAGGCAAAGGCTATCTTAGCCAAGTGGATCGAGACGGGCGTGCTCAAGGTGGAGGAGTGGCCGGATAAGCGGCAGGGGCGCGACGTGCAGTGCGTCGTCGTGGGTGAGTGGATCAGCGCATCGGAGATAGGGTGATGAGCCGTCACAGCCAGAAATCGAAGCAACGTCATCCTGACGCACCGCGCGAACACTTTGAGGTGGCGCACATAACATTCGAGATTGCGCCGGACGCAAAGACGTTCGCGCTTATCGCTGGGCAGGCGTATAGCGCAAAGGATCGCCGGCCGCTGTTCAGCGCACACATAGAAAAGGGCATGAGCGAACAGCTACGTGAGCTGGCGTTCCGAATCCGTCAATTAGAGGAAGGGATCAATGAGTGAAACCTTCAACCCTAAGATGGAAGCCATGGCCGCGCAGATCCATTACTACGCCAGTCGGCGCGGGTGGGACATCTCAGCGCGCGAGCTGGCGGACTTGCTGGGCGTTCATCACCTGCACATCATCGCGATAACAAATCGTAAAGGCTGGACGCATCGGCTCAGACGCACAATGATCGATCGCACAGCGCCAAAGCTAACAGAGGGAGACGAGTGGCTATGACTAGACCGTTTTACGAAACAGCCGAGGATCGCAAGAACGAGCGCAAGATAAAGCATCTGATCGAGGTCAACTACAACTGCATACTAAGTAAGATGCCGATAAAGCTGTCTCTCGACTTCATGGCGATGCGCGACGGGCGTGCGGTCGCGTTCGTGGAGGCCAGACAACGCAAGACGCCGATGTACAAGTATCCAACGTACATGCTGTCGCTTTACAAGGCGACGCAGGCGCGCTCACTCACGATGACGACGGGGCTGCCATGCTTCCTTGCCGTGCAGTGGTCTGACAAAGCCGGCATCGCACAACTGCCGCCAGCGCACGAACATATGCACGTGGAAATGGGCGGCACAACGCGCCGAGACGATCCACAAGACATCGAGCCTATGGTACACTTTGACATAGCAAACTTTAAGGAGCTGAAGCTATGACAGAGTTAGTACGTGAGATCCATGCAGACGAGGACGACCGCCTAGAGCTGGGGCGCATCGTGTGGGACGAGGAAGTGCAGGGCGCGGTCATCGAGTGGTGCGCAGACGAAATGCCGCTGATGTCGGATGCCAGTGACGATATGACATTCGTGATGGAGGTGTTGCGTGGGCTCATGACCGACGTGGTGATGGCGCAGGCGCTTAACCAAGCGCTGCTGAAGGAGGGGTTCTCGGGGACGTATCACTAGCGTTTTCGGGGGGCGTTTTATGCTTCCTCAGTCTCCTCAGTTGAAGTGAGGTGGATTGAGGAAGTGAGGTAAAAGAGGCCGTTTTTATCTCCTCCTCAGTGTTTACGTATATATACGTAACTGAGGAGGAAGATACGGACTGAGGTGAATGTAACTGAGGAAGATCGTGGAAGGAGTTTGCTGGCATGGCAAAGAAGGGTACGAAGGCAAGGGTTGGCTATAAGGACGTGAAGGCGCGTGGGACGCTGAACAGTGAGGAGCGTAGGATTAGTGCTGGCGTGTGGGGGCAGTTGCGTCCGCTCGATGAAAAGGCGAAGGAGAAGATAGCGCGATGGGGGGATACGTTGCCGGATCTGGTATCGCCGGATTTAGCTGGACGATTCGAGGCGGCGTACGAGGCGCTCAGAGAGCGTGTGGATGCAGATGACGTGGTTGGCACTAATCAGATAGCAACGCAGCTCATGAGGGCGTGGGACGTCTTGGAGAAGGCTGCGGAGGATGCAGGGCACAAGCCGCTGCCGCCGCATGCGTATTGCGTGCAGTGCGAGGAGGTGATCGTGTGCTTCGCATTGCACGGGGCGGTGGAGCTCAGGAAGAAGTATCCAAGCTGGATCGTGTACAGCTTCGAAGACGCCGCACGCGTGCTGCGGTTTGACTGGAGCGAGACTTTCCTGAACAATGCATTCAACACGTTTCCGAATGCAAAGGTGACGCGCATGGTGCGCGACGGAGACGATCGTATCAACTGGGATTTAGGAGGAGATGACATTCCATGGTAACGAGAGACGAGATACTGGCGATCGCCGGTGGCGTGATCAGTGGTGAGCGTGACGCGGACTACGGAGACGCAAAGGATAACTTTGAGACGATTGCGGCGCTGTGGTCGTCTTATCTGGATCACGACTTCACGGTGGTCGACGTGGCCAACATGATGATCCTGCTGAAGGTAGCGCGCAGTAAGACGTCGCCGCGGAAGCAGGATCACTGGGTAGACATCTGCGGCTATGCCGCGCTAACAGGGGAGATCGTCAGCAATGGTCGGTGAAGTCGGCAAGGCAAAGATTGCGGCGCTGGAAGAGATCGGAGAGGACGAGCTGTTCGAGCAGATCGCGCGCGGCAAGAGCATACGCAAAATCATGGCAGAGCAGAAGATCGGGTACAAGCTTTGGGCGAAGTGGTTAGACGCTAAGGCTGGCAGACGTGATCGCTACGCGTCTGCGCAGTTGGAGGCTGGGCATTACTACGCCGAGCGTGCAGTCGATACGGCGCAGAACACTGATCCGTCGATGGTCAACGTAGCGCGCTTGCAAGTGGATACGGATAAGTGGATGGCGTCGAAGCTGAACGCACAGTATGACACGAGGCAGCGTGATGTCGCGATCAACATCAGCGTGAACGACTTGCACGCGCAGGCTGCGGCTTTACTTGGCGACGTGATCGACGGGGAAGCGGTGGAGGTGGACGATGACGACGTGTGAGCCGAGAAAACGCACACTGGCTCACAGTCACACATGCGTGCGCGCGGGTACTATAATACCTCACGCAAGTCAACGCGCCGACGCGCTGCAACGCGGCGAAGACACAACATCTTGTGGTTTGCGCGTGGCGCATAGCTCGATCGCAGAAAAAAGCGTTATAAAGCAATGACTTACCAAAGTTTTAACATAATAGCTGTTATACGACTTACGTTTTGCCATGCGTTTTTTGCATACCGGCGCCAGACGCGGCGTTTTGACCCCCCCTTCGCGAGATCGCGCCGGTGCTTTTGCAAATGACCCCTCCACGCACCCCCACCCCCCCTTTCCGTAAACAGGTGTTAACATGACCCCGCAAAAAAAATCCCACGATAACCCGTTCATTACGTTAATGCGTCGCTACCGTGACGACCCCGTCGCGTTTGCCCGCGAGGTCATCGGCATCGAGCCGGACGAGTGGCAGATTGAGCTTTTGGACGCCATCGCAGCGCCTGCGGAGCGACGCATCAGCGTTAGGTCTGGCCACGGTGTAGGCAAGTCGACGGCCGTCGCCATGGCGGCTGTGTGGCACGTTTTGATGCGTATCCCGTCGAAAACGGTTGTCACCGCCCCCACGAGCTCCCAGTTGTTTGACGCCTGCTTCGCTGAGATGAAGAACGTCGCCAAGCGGCTCAAGCCTCCGTTTAACGATTTACTGGAAATCAAGTCTGATCGCATCGAGCTGAAGAGCCAGCCAGAGGCCACGTTTATTTCGTGCAGGACGTCACGCGCCGAGCAGCCGGAGGCTCTTGCCGGTGTCCACAGCGAAAACGTGCTTCTCATTGCCGACGAAGCCAGCGGTGTGCCCAACGCCGTCTTCGAGGCCGCATCAGGTAGTATGTCTGGCCACAATGCGACGACGGTGCTGACCGGCAACCCGACGCGTAACACGGGTTTCTTTTATGACACGCACAATCGTCTGCGTGATGACTGGTACACGATGCACGTGAGCTGCGTTACGAGCCCCCGCGTGAGCGAGGATTTCGTCGAGGACATGAAGAAGCGTTACGGCGAGGACAGCCCCGCGTATCATGTGCGTGTCCTTGGCAACTTCCCCCCGTCTGAGGAGGACACGGTTATTCCGGTTTCGTTGATTGAGCACGCGATGAACAACGAGATCCGCCTGAGCGAAGACACGCCGGCCATATGGGGTTTGGACGTTGCACGGCAGGGTAACGACAGCAGCGTGTTGTGCAAACGACAAGGCCCAGTGATCCATCCTCTGACGGTCTGGCGCAACCTCGATTTGATGCAGCTTACTGGCGCTGTGAAGGCGGAATACGATGCCCTGCCGCCGTCCAAGCGTCCGGTCGAGATCATCGTTGACAGCAATGGCTTTGGGGCGGGTGTGCTCGATCGCTTGCGGGAGCTGGATCTGCCGGCGCGCGGTTTGAACGTGTCGGAGCGGTCGTCGCAGAAGGAGACGTACATCAACTTGCGCGCTGAGCTGTGG